GAGGCGTTTGCACGAACCCAGGAGCCTGACGACCCCCTGGACTACCTCTTCATGAATTGAGACTGCTGGTTACATACCTGCTTTCCCTACCATTACTTTCATTTGCTCAGCCCAGCTTTGACACGGGCAACTCTCACAGAGACAAGTATGTGGTAGGTGGTCTAGCTACTGTTGGTGGCTTAGCCCTGATTAACTACACCGATGGTCCTACGGAAGCTATCGGAGCTTTCTGGTTGGCAGGGGGCGTGGCTAACATTGTGTCGGGGGAGATAGAGTCTGAGTACAGGGACTACCGCCCCACCGATATTGAGTGGAAGAAAGAGGCTCTTCCGATTACAACAATGTTTCTTGCTGGGGCGCTGAACGGAGTCAATCAAGACCTGCTGTTCCATTACCATGAGTTCGAGAACACCTTTCCTAATGCCAACCCAGAATTTTGGGACCCCCGTATAAGCTGGAGAAACAAGTACGAGAATGGCGACCCCACACAGGGTGAAGCCTTTCCAGGTTCTAGTACTATCTTTGTTGGGGTTACTGACGGGTATCACGCGACAGTGGCGGCTCGGAACATCATGATTACAACAACCATCTGCCTCTCTCCAGAGAACAGAGGTTGGAAGCCGTTTGTCACGAGAACCTTAATTTACTCCCTCAGCTACGGGCTAGGGTTCGAGCTGGTTTACGGTAAGCTAATTAAGTGATGAACATTATTAGAAAGATTGTCGTGGGGCCAAACCCCAAGGACGCCATGGCCTATTACGTGGGCATGAGAGCTGGCAAGGGAAAGGTGTCTGCCATCATAGAAGATGAGAGAGCTATGTACAAACACAGCATTCGGAGATACAACGTATTCATTGAGGACGATGATTCTTCCTATATTTGGAAGACGGTTGAGAACCAACCAGTCTTAATTGAATACGATTGTAAATTTGAATGAAGGCGTTAAATCATTTCGTCGTTAGAGTTGACAAGGTCTTCAACGACACAATGGAGGTAGGCGACAAGTCTATCTACCTAGACAGTAAGTGGAACGAGTTTGAGCACCGCATCTGCCACGGTGTTATTGTTTCTCCACCCACAAGGCATGACACGGGGGCAAAGGCAGGAGACACTCTTTTCTTTCACCACCACGTCACCACCACCGACAACCTTAGGATATACGACAACATGTATGTCGCCAGCTACGGTGGGTGGAAACCCCATGCAATCGCTTATCGAAGAAAGAAAGATGGGGAGATTGTTATGCTAGGTAACTGGATTTTTGTTGAGCCAGCAGAGATTGATAAGACTGACCAGGTGACAGGCTCTGGAATTGTCACACAGCTTAGTCACAACATCAAAGACAGAGACGTCGCCAAGGTCATGGTTCCTACAGATTACATGAAGGAGCAGGGCGTTGAGAGCGGAGACATTGTCGGGTTTAGTGCTGACGCAGATTACAAGATGGTTCTTGACGATGGCAGTGTCGTCTACAGAATGGTCGAAGACAACATCATGTATGTCGAGGAAAATTAAATTCACGACAATAGGTGCTTCCACTAGACTTATGGACTCTATGTCTGTGGCTATTGACAATATGATTGAGGAGGTCAAGAAGCCAGTAGACCCCGAAGTAAATGGCAGCGCTAGAAAAGCAGAGCTTCAGTCTATCAAGCAAACAGCGATTGACTGTAAGGAGCTTATTGTAGAACGGCAAAGGCTAGAGCAGATGGTCAAGGACTTGAAGCAGAATGGCGAGATAGAAGCAGATAAAGACTACTCTAGTGGATTTGCAGAACGCTTCAGTAAGTAATGTCACTGGTATACAGAGAAGATGAAGAGGCTCTTATCTCAATTTGTCCCAACGGTACGAAGGGAGAAACTATCGAACTTGCGGGGTTATTCATTCTTCTTCCCGCTCAGCCCCCCAAGAAAGAGATTCTCGGATATGGCAAGTCAGACGACATGCAGCTGTGGGAGAGGGCACCTGTGCCTCCAGAAATGTCTCGGATTAAGTCTATGGATGAGTGGGCAGAGATGCCCAGAGAGTTTAGAGAAAAGTTTCATCCATATATCGAAGAGGAGTTTCGCCGTAGGCGTGAGGGCCTTTGGTTTTTCAATAAAGGTATTCCTACATATATTACGGGCAGGCACTACATGATGCTTCAATGGACTAAGCTTGATGTCGGATATCCCGACTACCTCGCTTTCCAAAGAGACATCTTCCTGCACATGGCAGCATGTGAGGCTGACCCACGTTGTATGGGGCAACTGTACACCAAGTGTCGGCGTAGTGGTTACACCAACATCTGTTCGGCGGTACTCCTAGATGAGGCCACGCAGATAAAAGACAAACTCCTGGGGATTCAGTCGAAGACTGGTAAGGACGCCCAGGAGAATATATTCATGAAGAAGGTCGTGCAGATGTTCAGGCACTACCCCTTCTTCTTCAAACCTATTCAGGATGGAACGACCAATCCTCGCATGGAGCTGGCTTTTCGGGAGCCGTCTAAGAGAATCACGAAGAACAATAAGACTGCGACGAAGGGCGAGGCTCTTAATACGGTCATAAACTGGAAGAACACTACCAACAACGCATACGATGGTGAGAAGCTGCACCTGCTTTATTTGGATGAGGCGGGCAAGTGGGAGAAGCCGACTGATATACGTGAAGCTTGGCGCATTGAGCGAACGTGCCTTATTGTGGGGCGGAAGATTATTGGAAAGGCTTTGGTGGGTTCTACTGTGAACCCGATGGACAAGGGCGGTAATCAGTTCAAGCAGTTGTGGGAAGACTCCGACGCTTCCAATCGGAACGCGAACGGAAGAACTGTGTCTGGTCTGTACAGAATTTTCATCCCAGCGTTTGATGCGCTCGAAGGTTTCTTTGATAAGTACGGCAACCCAATCGTGGACACAGATGAGCCTGTTGAAGCTATGGACGGTGAGGTCATGCAGTTCGGGGCTAGGCGATTCCTGAAGAACGAGAGGGATGCTCTGAAGCACGACGCCAGGGAGCTGAACGAATTTATCAGGCAGTTCCCATTTACCACCGACGAGGCGTTTAGGGATTCTGTTGAGGGTAGCCTGTTTAATATCGGAAAGATTTACGAGCAGATAGAACACAACGACACGTTGTTTCCAGACCCTGTTGTTCGAGGCAACTTTGTTTGGAGGGGCGGAATAAAGGACAGTAAGGTTGTGTTTCACCCAGACCCCCAGGGCAGGTGGTACATATCTTGGATGCCCGACCCTGAAAAGAGGAGTGTAGTTCTGGAGCATAAGGGAAGGAAAGTTCCTCCCAATCCCTCCATAGGGTGCGGGGGTGTTGACTCTTACGACATTGATGCAACGGTTGATGTCAACAGGGGGTCTAAGGGTGCCTGCCACATATACAATAAATTCAACATGGACGGCGCAAGCAACATGTTTGTTGCGGAGTATGCCAGCCGCCCACCCCTTGCCAAGATATTCTACGAGGATGTCCTTATGGCCGCCGTCTTCTATGGCTACCCGTTGCTTATAGAGAATAACAAGTATGGTATCGTAAGGTATTTTGAGTCAAGAGGTTATGATGGCTACGTCATGGATAGGCCAGAACATCTTCGAAATAGCAACTCGTCATCTAATGTCAAGACAAAGGGCATCCCGTCAAACTCACAGGATGTAATTCACGCTCACGCTCATGCCATCGAAGACTACATCCATAACCATGTGGGTTACGATGAAGAGGGCAACATGGGTAGCATGTATTTCAACAGAACTCTTGAGGACTGGGTGGGGTTTAAGATTGACAACAGAACAAAGTTTGACTTGACTATTAGTGCGGGTCTAGCCCTGCTTGCTGCTCAAAAGGTTAAGCCTAAAAAGACGCCATCAAACTTTGAAGACAAGGTGTTCTTTAGGCGTTATCCCGCAAGAAAGTAAGTCATCTGGAGTATTGCTATATTTGCGAGAGCCCAATTAGCAATCCATGACTTCAGGCAAAAAAAATTACGGTAAGTTTCCCGACCCATTAGCCTCGCAAGGAGAGAAGGCTTCAGACGAGTATGGCCTCAAATACGCCAAGGCTATTGAGTCTCAGTGGGGCAGTATGGACAACGTTTCCTCTACAGCGGGCGCACGGCTAAAAGATTTTGAGAAGAACAGGGATTACGCTAACGGGACACAGGATACTGCTATCTATAAGCAGATTCTAAACTCGTTAGACCCCAACAACGGCGACGGCACTTTACTTAACTTAGACTGGAGTCCCGTTCCTATTATCCCCAAGTTCGTCAAGGTAGTTGTAAACAAGGTTCTTTCAAGAAAGCCATACCCCTCGGTTGAAGCAATAGACCCTGTGTCAAAAGGAGAGAAGGATGAGAAGAGGGCTCTTATTGAAATGTCTATTGAGAACAAGGCCATGCTACAGGAGGCAAGGTCTATCGGGTTGCAGACTGAGTTGGACCCCTCTGAGCTTCCAGACTCTACAGAAGAGGCTGAGATTTTTATGGACCAAAACGTCAAGACGAATGCCGAGATTGCGGCGCAGGTAGGCACATCACTTACTTTGGATTGGAATGACTTTGGCGACAACGTTTACAGACGCTGCGTTGAGGACCTTGTTGTCTGCGGGATGGGTGTAGCCAAGAGGGTCAACGACCCGAACTATGGAATCACTGTAGAGTACGTCGACCCCGCGAAGTTTGTCCACAGCTACACAGAAGACCCAAATATGACGGACATCGTTTACGGTGGGCACGTCAAACACATGAGCATCTCTGAGTTAAAGAGAGTTGCGGGGGATTCCTTTACAGATAAAGAGTATGAGGAGATTGCAAAGAAGGCAGCCTCCAAGTCATTCAACGACAGCAGCAAGTTCAATACGAGAACCTACGACAAGGTTTCCAACTCTATGCGGTATGGATATGACGACTACTTGGTTGAGGTTCTTGACTTTGAGTTTGTCTCTGTCGATTGTGTTTACTACGAAAGCAAGGAGTCTAGGTTTGGTAATGTCGGGTTCTACTTCAAGGGTTCTGAATACAAGCCGCCAGCAGAGTCTGTTTACAATAGAGAGCCTTACAAGATGGAGGTTGAGACCGTATATGGCGGTAGCTACCTTCTCTCCATGAACAAGGTGTTTGGTTATGGTGTAAAGAAGAACGTCCCTAAGAATGTCCACGACTTAACTAAGGCGAGGCTGTCTTACAGTGTTGCATGCACCAACCTCAGAAGAATGAGACCTAAGTCTATGGTTGGCTCAATCATAGGTTTCGCTGACCAGTTGCAGCTTACACACCTAAAGATTCAGCAGGCGATTGCTAAGGCTAAGCCCGACGGTGTGATTGTTGACATTGAGGGATTGGAGAATGTACAGTTAGGTAGGGGTGGTGAACTGCAACCATTGCAGATTCAGGACATCTACGAGCAGACGGGTGTCTTCTACTACAGAAGTAAGAACCCTGATGGCAGCTTCCAGAACCCACCCATCCGCCCTATCGACAATACGATTAGGAACATCCAGCAGTACGTTCAGCTTTACAATCACTACCTCACAATGATTCGTGATGCCAGTGGAGTAAACGAGGTTATGGATGCGAGTACCCCGAAAGGTGATGCGCTTGTGGGTGTTCAGCAACAGGCTATCGCTGCAGGTAACAACGCGCTATACGACATCACCAATGCCTCTATGATAATCTACAAGAGGGTTTGCCAGGACGTGGTTAAGTGCCTTCAGATTATTCCCACGGATTCTGTTCTGTACAGAGTTTATGAGAAAGCCATCGGTAAGTACAACATGGAGATTCTTTCTTCGTTTGCAGACTTGCCTATGTACAACTTCGGTGTCCGCGTAGTAAAGGAGATGAGTGACGAGGATAGAATCTTCCTTGAGCAAAACATCCAGCAGTCTCTGGCACAGAAGGAGATTGACCTTGAGGATGCCTTGGCTGTAAGACAGATTAAAGACATCGACCAGGCGCAGCGACTCCTTGTTGTTAGACGTAAGCGACGTATGTCTAAGGCTCAGCAGCAGCAGCAGCAGAACATGCAGATGCAGCAGCAGATGAACGCTCAGGCTCAGCAGATGGCTCAACAGATGCAGATGCAAAAGATGCAGATGGAGGCACAGCTGGAAGCGCAGAAGATTCAACTCAAGGGTCAGAGCGAGATTCAGGTTGGTCAAGCTCTCCACGCTCTCAGAAAGGAAATCGAAATGATTCGGGCTCAGGCTACCGTAGGTATGCGTTCTACGGAGCAGGAGTTCAGAGAGAAGATTGACATCCTCAAGGAGGATAGAAAGGACTCACGCATCGACAAGCAGACATCTGCTCAGTCAAAGCTTATCGCACAACGCAAGGGTGAGAGACCAGTAATGGAGGAGGCACCCGACGCACAGGATGACATCGTTTCCCAAATCTTAAACAATGGCTAAGTCAGTAAACCTAGACAGCTCGACAAGACTCGACATCACATGTAGAAAGGGAGACACCTTTGTACTCACAACGAAGGTTAAGAACTCCTCTGGTGGCAACTACTCCTGGAGTGGACACAGCGTTAAGATGGAGGTTCGCACCAGCGACACGGGGACGGTTGTCGTACCAGACGCTGAGACTACTGCGAACACCTCAACCAACGGAACTCTAATCATCACGATAGATGCTGCCAACATGGACATGGACGGTGGGATGTATGTCTACGACGTAGAGGTCACCGACAGTAACAGCAAGGTATCAACCTGGCTTCATGGTTTGTTTATCGTCAATGAAGATGTCACTGAGTAATGAGCGACATCCAAATCATCATCCAGGACCAGGAGGATATTTCTCTAGAGGTCCAGTCAGATTCTGAGGGTGTAACAGAGGTATCGGTTTCCGCACCCGTCTCGGTAGAGGTTGTACAGAATGCTGTATTCAACTTCTCTACTGGTGATGGGGAGACTACACCTGGGGCTACCGTCCTTGACGAGCTCAATGACGTACAGGTTGGTTCGTCTGCTCTGCAGGGCCAGGTTCTGTACTACGACGTTACAGCGGGCAAGTACCTGAAGGGTGACTACGATGACATCGCAGGTATTCCCACACTGGCTACTGTTGCTACAACGGGTAGCTACGACGACCTTACTGGCACCCCCACCATTAGCGATGGAGAAATCTGGGTTGGTGATGCAAACGGTGACCCCGTAAGTACAGACATCAACACAGTTATCCCCGCTCAGTTGTGGGTGGAAGATGGAGATAATATCTATTATGATTCAGGGGATGTCGGCATTGGCGGCACACCAGATTCTGGTATAAGGCTCCATGTTAAAAAAGCTGCAGATGCGTACTTCCTTGTAGAGAACACTTCAGGTGGCGGTGAGTGGATTAGGTGGGGTGCTGGTCTCAACGGAACCTCTATGAAGTTCAGCAACACAGGAATCTTTGGGATTCAGCCTGTTGCTAGTAAGACTGACAACACTGTACCCACTGCCTTCCACATGGCTTCAGACGGGAAGGTTGGAATCAACACAAACGCCCCATCAGAGAAGCTTCACGTAGCTGGCAACATCTTTATGAGCGAGGGTTCGCAGTTTAGGAGCCAGACCACCGACTCGAATGCGGGGGCTCAGGCTCAGTCCCTTGAGTTCTTCCTGCCATACCGCAGCGACGGGGTTACGATGGCTGAGAACAAATCTGCTCTCAAGCTCGGTGGGGTCAAGTTCTTTGAACCTAGGACAACTAATGGTTCTTCACTGCACGTCTACGGAGGCCTTAAAATCGTTGGCACTAACTCAGGGGCTGGGGGTCTTCTATCCCTGAACCTAGGCAGCACTCAAGATACATACCCATCCACGAACGTCACCTTTAATTATGCGAGGGTTGGCAACACAACAGAACGACGTCTCTCTCTTTACGGGTATTTTGGAACTGAGTTTTCAGAAAACGCCAATCTCCAAGCTCCTTTTGCCCTCATAAATACTAC